TTGCCCAAAAAAAAGAAGTGGTATCTCACAGAAAAAGAGATGAGAAGGTGGAAAGACGGGAAAAAGCCTCTTAATAAAGATGAAGCTGAAAGAAGGAAGAAAGAGGAGAAGAGCCTCGAGTATTACCGCAAAGTGGAAGCGGGGGAGATAAAAAGGCGCGGGACTGAACATGGATACGAAGACCGCAGAAGCCCCGAGGGGGTCCAGCGGGCAAGAGAAGCTTTCAAGAAATACTTCGGTGACGGGGTTATGGTGGATGAGGGGATGAAGAAGAGATTCATTCAGGAGTATGGTGCGACTCTTTCTATACCCAGGGCCTGTAAAAATCTGGGGTTACACCCTGAACAGGTATACAGGGAGAGACGGGCCGACTCTGATTTTGACAAGGCTATTAAGAAGCAAAAGTCTTATAATATTGACACACTGAAGTCTGAGGCTGTACGCAGGAGCTATGAAGGCGTGGACAAGGCAGTGTATTATAAGGGGGATGTAATTGGTTACGAAAAAGAATATTCTGACCGTATGCTGATGCGGCTTATCGAGGCTAATGATCCCAATTGGAGAATGAGGGGCAACCAGCCTTTGAATGTGAGCGGAGACAAGGTGCAGGTGAATATAATCAATTATAGCGGATCGGAGAATGAGCAGCCTTCAAATAGTTATGAGCCCCCGCAGCTCCCTGATGACGATGACGATGACGACGACAGAGACTTTACTTCATTTTAAAGGGTATTCTTACGCATGAAAGTCACAGTTCCATATAATTTTACACCCAGGGATTACCAGTTCCGGGTCCTCAAAGCCTTGGAAGAAGGGTATAAAAGAGCAGTGCTTGTCTGGCATCGTCGTGCGGGGAAAGATAAAACAGCCTTGAATGTAGTGGTCAAAAAAGCCTTTGAGAGAGTCGGGAACTACTACTACTATTTGCCCACAGCGGCCCTGGGTCGCAAGATTGTCTGGCAGGGCAAAGACCGCGATGGGTTTCCTTTTCTGGGGCACGTTCCGCAGGAGCTAAGGAGCAGAACCCGTGAAGATGAGATGCGTATAGAACTGATTAATGGTTCAGCTATACAGGTCATTGGAACTGATAAGACTGACGTTGTCGGGCCTAACCCTGTTGGCTGCATATTTTCTGAGTATTCACTTCAAGACCCTGCTGCATGGAACTACATTCGGCCCATACTTGCAGAAAATGATGGATGGGCTATATTTCTTTACACCCCTCGCGGCCGTCAGCATGGCTACACTCTTTTTCAGATGGCAAAGTACAATCCGAGTTGGTATTGCGAGTTACTAACTGCGGATGACACCAATGCCATAACTCCCGAGGCTATCGAGGAAGAGAGAGCCTCTGGGATGAGTGAGGAGCTTATTCAGCAAGAATTTTATTGTTCTTTTGATTACGGCATGGAGGGGTCTTACTATACAAAGCAGCTTGCGAGGGCGCGTCAGGAAGGCAGAATTACACGACTGCCCATCCAGGATGTCAGCGTACACACTGCCTGGGACATTGGGTACAGAGATGCTACAGCCATCTGGTTTTTTCAGTTCGTTGGCAAAGAAATATGGGTGATTGACTACTATGAAAACAGCGGGGAAGAGCTTGCTCATTACGCCAAAGTGTTGCAGGAAAAAGGCTATATTTATGGAGAGCATTGGGCGCCGCATGACATAGAGAAGCATGAGCTTGGAACCGGGGTCTCTTTGAGAGAAAGGGCCAAGGACCTGGGTCTCGAGTTCAATGTCATTGAAAACTGGTCTAGAACAGGGATAGGCCTTGCTGAAGGAATAGAGGTGGTTCGTTCTCTTTTCCCCAGATTCTGGTTTCATGAGGAGAACACGAAAAGGGGCCTGGACGCCCTTAGCGAATACAAAAAGAAGTGGGACCCACTATGGGCTACCTTTTCTGATCAGCCGGCAAAAAACTGGGCAAGAGACGGGGCAGATGCTTTCAGGATTCTTTCTCTTGCCGTATTGAAGGAAACCAGAAGAGGACGTATGACAGAGACGGAAGCCCAAAATCTTTATGAGGCCTACGCGCCTCCGGCAATTTAGGGAGCTTTTATGCCTACTGAAAGAGATATAGTGCAGGATTTTCATACCAGATACCACGAGGCTCACCGGGAGTGGGACACTTATTGGCGGCAAGCCAGGAAAGACCTGCAGTTTTGTGTGGGGGATCAGTGGTCCTCGCAGGAAAGGGCGTATCTAAAAGCCAACCGCAGGGAAGTTCTTACTTTCAACAAGGTTCGCAGGCTGGTACAGGTAATTACTGGATACCAGAGGCAGAACAGGCTGGGGTATAAGCTTGAGCCCCTGGAGCTGGCCTCGGAAAAGACCGCTGCACAGTACAGCCGCCTGCTTATGCAGATCATGCATAACTCTGGCGGATACCATGTAATGAGCGATGCCTTTGAAAACGGGGCACTCAAGACCGGGATGCAGCTTGTGGAAGTAATGGTTGATTACTCTGATGACCCGGTCAATGGAGATGTGAAGCTAAGAAACGTACCCTTCAGCCGCTTTTTGCTTGATCCCAACTTTTCCAGGCGGGACCTGTCTGATTGCCATTATATGATACGCCGGGAATGGGTGACCAGGGATGAGGCCAAGTCTCTTTTGCCCAAGAAGGCAAACGAGATATCCAAGCTTTCTGCACACCAGCATGATGACAAGTTTGTTATGGCCCGCAAGACAAGGGATGCTGTTGAGAGGCTCAGATGGGACGAATATTGGAGGATGGAGCCTGTAAAAAGAACTGTGCTGGTAGATACACAAACCGGGGCATGGAGATGGTGGCCCTTGAATGGTGACAAAGACCGCATGAATATTTTCCTGTCTCAGTTCCCTCATATAGTTAGCAGGGATGTTCACAGGCCCACGGTGAAGATGAGCATTATAATTGAGGACAAGCTCTTCTATGACGGGGAAGATCCCCTGGAAATAGGGGAGTATCCTTTTGTCCCTGTATTCGGTTATTTCAATCCTGAGCATGACGACTTTTCAGAAAAGATCATGGGCATCATCCGGGACATCAGGGACCCGCAGAAGGAATACAACAAGCGCAGGTCAAAGATCCTGGACATGCTGGACTCACAGCTTAGCAGCGGGTGGATGGCTGAAGAAGATTCAGTCATTAACAAAAAAGACCTCTATCAGGCCGGGCAGGGCAAGGTAATATGGGCTCAATCCGGAGCCCTGCAACAGGGTAAGCTACAGCCTATCCCCAAGGTGGACATCCCTTCCGGGTTATTTCATCTTGAGGAATCTCTAAACAAGGATATGATGGAGATTATCGGCGTAAATGCTGAGATGATGGGGCAGCCTAACCAGGACGAGCAAAGGGTGGCCGGATTCCTGGCCAAGCTCAGACAGGGCCAGGGGCTGACCATTTTACAGTCTCTTCTTGACAATTACCGCTTGAGCAAGTCGCTTCTGGGTCACAAACTGCTCCGGGTTATACAGCAGAATTACACCCCGGACAAGGTGGAAAAGATTCTGCATGAGCCGCCATCAGAGGAGTTCTATAACAAAAAATTTGGCAAATACAATGTCAATGTCTCCGAAACCGTACTTACCGACTCCCAGAGGCAGATGTACTACTCCGAACTGGTGACGCTCAAAGAGATGGGGGCACCCATCCCCTGGTCTGAAATTATGCAGGCCATGCCCATTTCTTACAGGGAGAACCTGCAGAAGTCTGTAGAGCAGGCAGAAGCCGCACAGCAGGAACAGGTGCAGAGGCAGCAGGAAATGGAGCAAATCTGGGTCAAGGGCGAAATGGCCAAGGCAGACGAAAGAACTGCTGGAGCAGAGCAGAGGCGTGCTCAGGCAGATCAGAATCTTGCCGGAGCAGAGTTTTCACGGGCAAGGGCCTTGGAGAGGCTGGAAAAATTGCCGCTTGAAAGGCTGGAGAAGCTTTCAAAAATCATGCACGAACTTTCAGAGGCTATGGGCGAAACAGCCGAAACAAAGCAGGTTCAGGAAAATATAAATGAGATAAAGAGGCAGAGGGGCATGCCCGGACAGGGTCAGCAGGGTCAGCAAGGGCAAGGCCGGCAGAAGGCTCCGCACGAAGGAAGCGATGTCTTGCCCCAGCAAGGGCACATGCAACAGATAATCCGTAACCAGATGACCAGGAGGTAGGATGAAGGCCACCACAGGCATGTTGAGGGAATGGCTGTCTCTGGATGCACAAGGGCGGATTGAGGAGGTCATCCTTGCCAAGCAGAATCACAATAATTA